CAGACTTTTCTTGAAGAAGTCGATCACAAAGTCAAATTACTCAACTCACTAGGAAACCCAAATGTCTAAGCTCAAAAAAGAAATATCTTGCATCGTAGGGCAGTACACCAATGCCCAAGGCGCTTCTAAGAACCGCTACCAACGAATCGGCTCAATCATTGAAACCAAGAATGGCGATATGCTGAAGCTAGACGTTATCCCGCTTAAAGATGGCGGGTGGGACGGTTGGGCTTACCTAAACGACCCTAAACCAAAAGATTTGGGGTTTGACGATGAGTTTTGAACACATTAGAGCCAGGTCTTTAGACCCCATCACCTCATTCATGGCGGCTGACGCTGCCCCTAAATTTGCTAACAAGCACGTTAATACAATTATGGAGTGCTTGGCAAAGCACGGGCCGCTAGGCAAAGATGGCATAGCCAAACTTACAGGGCTTGATGGCGTACAAATTTCTAGGCGCTTGCCTGAATTGCAAAAAGACGGGTTGGTTATGCTTACAGGCAAAACCGTCAAATCAAGCACAGGCAATCAAGAACGTGAATGGCGCCTGGCAATACCATGCTAGAAATCTTTTTGCTCTTATTGCTTGGCGGTATGGCTTTGGTTGTTTCCGTATTGATTGCAATCTACATTCTTAAAGACTAAGAAACATGGTGCGTTCATCAATGCGCCTGTTTTGAAGTCCTTTAAGAATCTTGCCGCCTGCCATGCAATATTTAAGTAGCTCATCTGCTGAACCTGCCATATCGCCACGCAGGACTTTTTGACGTAGCGTAGACCGTTGCAATGTGCCTAACCCCACATTAAAACTAAAGCTAACCAAGGCATCAAACTGCCCTTGGGTTAGGGGTACAGGCACAAACTTTTCTACGCCACGCTCAAACCGCTGTAAGTCTGCCGCAAGTATGGCATCCACTTCCTCTACAGAAAACTTGCGGTTGTCTTCAGGGCGCAGGGGGTAGGCATCACGGTCTTCTATCTTTAGCTTGCCCTGCTCAGGGTACAGCACATGACCCACACCGATAGTCCACAACTTTGCGGGGCAGCGGTATGGGGTGAACCTTAAGCCCTCATGGTGCTTAATGACCTTCAGGGCTTTGGGGCTTACGTTCATTTGCCAAATGCTCTGCCGCCAAAATGAAAAGCTATGATGGACGCAAACAAGGTTTGGGTTTCGTTATCCCAAAGTTGCTCTGCCAACTTTTCAAAAGTAACGCCAGTAGAAATACCATGCCATGCTAGGGCTAGGTCTATCGCCACCAGCAAGAAAAAGAATCCGTAGGTAATAACGGGTCGAACTGAAGCTCTTAGGTTGTGCATCCATTGGCTAGTCCCTTCGTTCAGGCTGGTGTCATGGGCGTAGATGGCTTGCATCTCCGCTTGCTGTGCGCCAATTAAAGCCGTTTTTTCTGACGATTTTGTTTCAATCTCAAGTTGCTCAGTCTTGATGTGTTCTATGCGTTCCTGTGCTTCAAACCCTGCCTTACGCATTTCTAGCTCACGTTGAATCTGCATCTGAGCTAGTGCAAGCTCATGCTTTTTGTCAGCACGATCCTGAAAGAAGTCCAACAGCTTGGGCAAGCCGCCCATCAGGAATGAAACAATGGTTGAAAGTAAAGTAATCATGATGCAATCCTAAAAGTTAGATTCTTGTGGTTCGGGTAGTTGATGACCACCTCACCTTCGGGGCACTTGTACTTAATGTGCGCCATCAGCGTTGCGTCACCGTGGGCAATCTTTTTCTGCACCTCGGGTGCGAACGTAAACTTATACCCAAACTTGTCCACAGTAGGTGACGCTGGGCCGCTAAAAGTGGAAATGCTTGGAGTAGCTGGATGAACGACAAAATCCGCATCTTTGACTTCAATCTTAAAGTTGGTGACTTCACAGTCATCTCGAATCTTTTGTCGAGCCACTACCACTTTAAACTCGCCGCTGGCTTTGCCGCTAGAAATCTCAAAATGCTCGGGCGCCCACTTCAGGATGGGGTCACGGAATAGCCCCATCTTGTCAGCAAGGGTATAAGAACCACCTATCGCCGCTACCGCCGCTGCAACTGCACCTATGGCTTTGGCGGCTTGTTCGATCACTTGTCAGCCTTTTTGTCCAGCTTGTCAAAAATCTGCTTGCAGATATCTTTTAGCTCATCAATGTCTCTGCGGTAGTCGTCTTTGGTAACGTAGCGCACATGGACATCTTCCAATCTGTCTTCTAATCGATTCAGGCTTTTTGTGATGTTGTTCAGCACCCACCCTGCCAAGAAACCCGCACAGGAAACCACAATATTGAATATTTGTTGGTTGTCCATGTTAGGCCTTCATGATATAGGCTAGGGCATAGTAAGGCGGTAGGTTGGCATTTGTGCCACTTACACCTGCAGATGCGTTTGTAGTCGCAACGGTTATGCCAGTTGTGGCTGAAGCTGAAGAAATAGCACCACCTGCTCCAGGCGTAGCAGATGTTGCACCGCCAGCAACACTTATGTTTGCGGTTGTAATAACGTGTGCATGACCTGGGTCTGTAACAACAGAAGTAGCTGTGTGGGTGTGGCTAACCACTACAGAGTCAGCACTACCGCCTGTGGCGTTTACAGAGTAAGTTGAGCCTGCACCAACAATAAAACGGTTTCTTAAATCAGGCGTTCCGTTAGCACCATCGCACAAATACCAACCTACAGGCACACTACCAATAGCCCCATACCATAAAGAAATCACGCCTGTAGGAATAGTCGTGCCCACAGACGCTTGGACACCCACAATGCCGTAGATGTTGTCGTAAGTGCCAATAGTGACCGCTGCGCTTGTTTTAACCACAAACTTGTAGAAAACACCGTAGGTCAGCCATACATCCGTAGGCGTTCTGCCTGATGCGTCTAGGACGATGGGGTTGGTGTTGGCAATGTTGCCGTTGATAGTGGTGTAGGACGCTAGGGGCGTTGTAGAACCCGCTTGGTAGGTATAGATCAACCCACCGTTTAAGGGCTGTCCGTTGTTGTCAAAGAACTGTTGACCGTTTCCGATTGGGGAAAGATTGACTGCCATGATTTGCCCTTATTTGATGTCGCTAATTTTATTCTTGCCCGTCTGTTTTGTCCCTGCGCCTAGCTCTAAGGCTTTTTTGGTTTCAGCTTCTGCGGCACGCCTTGCTCTCATTTCCATTAAAGAAGTACCCAATTGCAAGCCAGGTGCGGCTACGTTCAAACCGCCCTCAATTCCTGTTTTTGTTAGGTTTCCAGCTTTTTCTGCCAAGGCTCCAACCAAGGTATTAGAGTTGTTTACAAACGCACCACGGGGTTGCGCTTGGGTGTAACGGGCCACGTTGCCTAATGTCTTAAGTTGTGAGGCGGTTTCGGGGTTAAAAATCTCTTGTACGTTTTTAACGTCATCCAAACGCTTTAAGGCTTTGTTGTATCCCGCTTGGGTAAAGTTGCCCTGTCCATCAACAATGCCCGCCTTGTCGGTAAGCCAATTAATAGTTCCCGCAGCCATGTGTTGATGTGCAGGCGAGTCTCTACCTAAATGCTCAACCATTGTTTGAATGTTCTTGTTTACGCCATTGACAACAAACTTATCAATAAACTTGTCTGCTGGCACAGAATCATCTACCGCCGCTTTCATGGCGGGGTCTTTTTCAAGCATTTGGAATCTTGCTCTTGCAGATGCTCGGGCTTTGTCAGCCAAAGGTATAAGCGCAGCGGCTTCCTTCTGCAAAGGCAGCTTTTCCAATTCTTCAATCATGAAGCTAGCGGCTTTGCGAACATTACCATCTTGATTTGTTCTAGCAATATCACCAAGATTGCGCCTCAAAGACAAGTAGTCCTCAAAGGTCATATTGTTTTCTTTTGCCAATCTTTGCAATTCGCTAAACTGACCCGCTGGCGCTTCGTTAGACAGCAATTCTTTTTTAAGTTTTGTTTCTACGTTCTTAAGCAATTGAGGCGCATCAACAGGAAACTGACCACCAGCCGCATCACGCAAAGCCTGATAATCTGCGTTAATTCCTTTATTAAGATTGCCATCAATATCTTTGTAAGCATCAATGATGCCTTGACTGTTTTCTATGGTCTTTGTGCCATAAACATCAGGTGCGGCCCTTTGGCGTATTTCCATAATGTTTTCAACCAACTGACCGTTTTGCTCATTAAACCGTTGAGCCAATTGAGGGTCTTTGCCTCTGCGGTTTTGTTCATTGGACAATTTAACAATGTCGCCTGTAGCTTGACCTTCAGTTAAACGCACAGGGTAAGGCAAAGAGTCTGCCTCAATGTGGCGTTGCAAAGTAGGCAAATTTACTTTGTTTACAGGTATTGCAGACAATGCTTTTTGCAATTCAGGCGTAGCAACCGACAAGGCCTGCTTGATAGTCACCTCAGTAGGTACGGCGGCAGCACCCATGCTGACCATTCCAGCTTGTTGTGCGGGGGCTTGACCTACTGGTTGACCTTGTTTAACCACCTGAATTTCCGCAGCGGCCTCACGGATAGGCTTGGCCACGGCTTGTGCTGCTTGCTTGGCAATAGGCGCACCTTCTTTTAGTGCCTGCGGTATGGCTGCTCCACCAATGACAACCATGTTTCTGATGTCGGCGGCAGGTATGCCCGTTTTCTCTGAAATCTGTTCAGGGGTCATGCCAAGCACGTTAAACATTCTGTTTAGCTCTTTGGCAATTGGCTCTGTAATGCCGCCCAAAGGCTGTTGGTAGGTTTCTTTGCCTGTAATGCCCAATGCCTTGCCTAACGGCTTGTCAATTGATGCCGCCGCCGCTTGCCCAATTTGTTCGGCACGTTCAGGCGTATTGGCTGTTCTAGCCAATGCTTGAACCCCTGCGCCATAAAGTTGCGGCAAAACACCATATAAAGTATCAACCGCACCCGCAACACGTTCACCAATTTTTTGCCTTGCGCCTAAACCCTCTTGCAAGAACTTGCCCACCAAAGTTCTGACCACAGGTGTTTCTGTGGTTGTGGCGGCTTCTTTGGTTGTGGCGGCTTCTTTAGGTGCTTCAGCTATAGCTTGACCTGTCAAAGCCTTTTCCCACATATCTGCCGTGCTAGATGCAGGGGCAACAGGTGCGGGGGCGGGTGTGGCTGCTGGTGCGTTTTTAGACTTAGTTGAAATCTCTCTTAACAAAGCATTAACATCGCCTTGCAAACGGGCTTTTTGCTGTGGGTCTGTTGTTTTGTTTAGTGCGTCTTGAACTTTTCTTAGCTCGCCCTGAATGACTTGCAAAGCCTCTGTGTCACGTTCGGCTTGCACGTTCTTTGGAACTTGCGTTCCTACAGATTTGCCTGTAAGGGCTTGTTCCCAAAGATCAGCGGTTGCCATTACCGTATCACTCCAAGTTGTCTTGCCAATCTAATTTTTGCAAGCATATCTGTCTTTTCTTTGTCTGACATAGATTTTGCCGCTTTTGCAACTTCAGCAGGAGTCATGTCTTGGAAAATGCGGGGGTCTGCAATTTGGTCAAACTCCAATTTACGCCGACCATATTGAGTCGCATCATTCTGTGCGGGGGTCAAATAATTAGACCTTGCAATTTTCATGTTCTCAATGCCAATCATTTGATTAGCAATATCAATAATGGCTTTTTCGTTCAGCTTCTTGTTGGGTGTAGCAACTTCAGCCAAAGCCCTAGCCGCATCCGTATTGTTTCCAGCAAGCGCCAATAAAGCAGAGTTTTTAGCCAATTGTTCGGTGTTAATTTTTTCTTGTTCAAATGCAGGAATCCCAATAGCGTTAAGAATACCCGCAGCCAATTCTTTGCGTTGACCACCTACGCCTGTAAAGGATTCGGGGGCAAACTTCTTGATGCTTTGGAAGATGGCAATTCGTGGTTGTGCTTCTACAGCATCTTTAACTGTTGTCTTAAAGTCTTCCGAAATAGTTGCACCAAATGCGCCAAGCAATCCTGTTTGGGCAGGGCCAAGACCCGTAACCATAGGCTGATTGCTACGTTGAGACATAGGGCCAACCAATTGAGTTTCACCAGTTGGGGTAACAATTTGTTGTGTTGGCGGTATTTGTGTTTCAAATGCAGTCCCAGGCAATATTTGACCTGGCAAATAAGGCCCAAACTGACCTGTTTGCACGGTTGCACCACCTGCGCCCGTGTTAATTCCTATACCAGTTGGCTGCATTGCAGACAAACGTGAGCCTTGGTCTAAGGTGGTTAGCAACTTGTCTTTTAAGAATTGCCGTATGCCTGCGGGGTTAGCTGTTGCTTGCTCTATGTAAGGCGCAATCAATTCTGCAGCACGTTCTTTAGGAATACCCAATGCTCTAGCTTGTTCCTCGCCGTAGTCCTTAAGTTGCTTTACAAGTTTTTCGGGGGCAATTGCTTGAGGGTTTTGCTCTGAGGTAACAATCATGGGATTGTTAATCAATGAGGTTAGTCTGCTTGCAATGCCTAAAACTTGCTTGTTTGCAAAATCTTGTTCTGCGGATTGCGTACCAATTGCGCTTGTTTTGAATGTTTCTTGTGCGCCAAAAGAACCCGCCATGTCTTTTAGGTAGTTCAAACCTGTTAAAGGCGCAACTTCGCTTGTGATCTTGGCTGCTTTTGCAGGGTCATAAACGCCATTGGTTGTGTAAAGGCTAGGATTAGCCATCACAGTTTGCATATTTCTACGTTCTTTATCCCTTTGTTCTTCAACGGATAAAGCAATTTGACCCGTCCTAGCGGCTTGTTGCTGCTGTTGCACAGCCAACGGGTTCAGTTGTTCGGCTTGTTGGTAGGCTTGTGCACCACGGGCAATATTCAATATGTCACCCAAAGAAATAGGCTGTGGGGGTCTAGCTTGTGCGGCTACTGGGTTATCTGCCATGATTTATCCTTAAGTGAAAAGCGAAACTGGCCCACTTGTGTTGGGCATTACGCCGCCGCCGCCAAACCCATACACATTGCCACCGCCGTATTGCTGGTTAGCCATAGCAGCGCCTGCATAAGGATTGCCTCTAGGGGACAGCAGTTGAGAAAGGGTGTATGCATTTCCTGCGCCTTGTACGCCGCTACCCAATGCGTTGCCCATAGCCACTTGTCCCGCACCAAGGGCAGAACCTGCGCCCGATATAGCACCTCCTATGCCTTGTGCTGCATTGGAAGATAGTTGACCTGTCTGACCAAGTGACGTTTGACCTAACCCCGCAATGTTGGCTAGGTTGTTGTAGATGTTTCCACGCTGTGTTTGAAAACGATTAAAAGCGTTTTGGTATTCCTGACTAGCTGCACCTTGCCCAAAGTTCATCAGCCCTGTAAGGGTGTTGCCGCTGATTGCTCCACCCGCACGATTGGCAAGGCTTAGATTTTCCAAATTGCCCTGTTGCAATCTAAATGCATAGCCAGGGTCAATACCTGCTGCAAATTGTTCGGGGCCGAACTGTTGCGTTAGGTAGGGCCTCATGCCCATGATGTCGCTTAATGCGCCATAACCCGCTTCACGGTAAGGGGCTTGTTGTGCGTTTTGCACATCAAACATTTGTTTTTGCAGGGCTGCGGATTCCCGCATTGCATCAGCCTGCGTCTGTGCACCACGTTGTGCAGCCTGACCTGACAAATAACCGCCAAGTAAAGCGCCCCCTGCTCCAATTGCTGCTGCCGCTACAAAACTCATGTCATTCCCCTTTAATTTCCAAAACCTTTAGCTTGTTGTTTGAGTCAAACAATGCAAGCTCATCAGGTTCAATCAAATCTTTTTCAATTTCATCCAAATCAGTTTTATCAGTTACATGGAACGTGATTCCAATTGCATCCGTTGCCGCCAAAGTAACCCGCTTAGTGCCTGGCTTGCTTTGCACAATGTCACCTGCGTACAGATGTTTCATGCCGCCTTCTGTCCATGCAATTATTTCACCTTTGGCGCACAAAAAATAGTGATCTTGCTTGTGTACTTTGCCAACAATTAATGTTCCTGCAGGGCGGCTTAACTTTCTTGCGTACATACCGCCATGAAAGTAATGCTCTGTCTGCATGGCATCCGCTGCAGCTTGCAATTCTGCTTGCGGCAAAGATGCCATTTCCGCTTGCAGTTTTTCTATCTGCTCACGGCTTGGGATTGTCTGCAAATCACTCATAGGTTGTAGTAAGGCACTTTGTACGCTATGCCGTTAACCGTGATGTTTATAAACCCAACGGGGTTAGCTGGCAAAGTGCCTGAACCTGCCGTAGCGGTGGGGTCAGAAGTAAAGTTCAGCAGGTTGATAAAGTATTGCTGCCATGTCCGTGTGGGGCGCTTGGTCTGCGGGTCTAAGAATTCAGACTGTGGATAAGGTTGGGATTGTGGGATTGGTAATGCCATTAGTTTTCCCCTGCATAGGCTTTAAGGTTAGCCGAAACAATAACTGCTTTCACAGGGTCTGAGATTGACACCTCAAACACTCTGTCCCTAGCCCAACCCAAACGCCTCCAAATCGCACGGTTGGCATATCGACCAATAGCGCCAATAGTCACCCAATGTTCGTTTGACCATGTAGAACCGCCATCGTCTGACCACTTCAGCATGGCTTGGGGGTTGTCACCTTGGCCTGTGGATAACCCCACGCCTGGCTGGAATTGAATCTGTAGCTCATCAAAGTATTGACGCTGGAAGTCAGCCACCAAATGTGGCGCACGGCGCAGCCGCCTAACTTGTTGACCATCGTCCGTGTAAGTGTCTCGGTCTAGCTTGTAAATCTTGCCGTTGGCGTAATCACCAATTAACACCAAGCCTTGAAATTGGGCGCAGCAATTGCCTCTAGCCCGTTCATATTGGCCTAAATTGTTGGTATAGAGCCATTTGTGCCACATCTGTGTTGCTACGTCATAGCACCATGTCAGATTTAGCGTTGGGAATGAAATTACATAAACCTCATGGCCTTCTAGTTGGTACGTCCACGCCACCGCATCGCTGACGTTTTGATTGGTCAGAGAATTTTCCACGGCATGAGTGGAAATCCTTGTAGGCACGTAGCCATTCATTTGAACGATTTGGGCTTGCCCACGGATGTTGCGGCTTAAATAGGCAAACGAATTTCCCAATCTAGCCACGCTGTACTTGGCGGCAATACCGTGCTGTGTAGAAGTGCCTGGGATTCTTTGAAGTGGAAATGGGCTAGTGCCTGCATCAATCCACACCTCGCTAGACACCTCGCCCAACAAATAAACTTCACGATGGTCAACGATTAGAGAAACCAAATCGTCAGGCGCACCGTCTTTGCTGCCAAATGAAAGTGATGAGGATAAGGGCGACAATACCGCAGACGCACCAAATTGCTGTGTATCAGGGCGGTTATAAACAAAATAGTTGTCCACAATGTCAACAGATGTTGCACCTGTAAACGCCCCGTCTGTGCTTGGCAATACAGACCAATTCAACCCGTAAAGCGTTGTTGAAGAAACAGTTTGCGAGTTATTTACTGTGTATGTTCCAGCACCGCCTGTACCTGTGCCAAACGCCGTAATGATGGTTTGTGCGGTTACGGTAGAACCTTCTATGGTCTGCCCCAAGAAAAGCGTTCCGCTTGTTACCGCTGTCACGGTTAAAGTTGTTCCTGAAATAGAACCTGTCACCACAGCACCCACCGCCGTGCTGTTCATCTGTTGAGATGTAACGGTTTGGGAATTGTTGATGGTGTACGTTCCAACTCCACCCGAACCCGAACCCAATGCGGTAATCACGGTTTCTTGAGAAACGCCCACGCCAAACAAGGCTTGGTTAATGGCAATCGTGCCGTTGGTGATAGCCGTGACAGTCAGGGTTGTACCGCTAATTGACCCTGTAAACACAGCAGAAGATGGGCTAGAAATACGCCATGTGTAGCGGTTTGTGCCATCCACGATATAGACGTTTACGCCGTTGTCAGTAATGCCAACGATGCCTGTGGATGAGTTTAGCTGACCAACCTTTGTTGTGATGTAGCTAGCCGTTAGCGCATAGACATCAGGCCCACAGACCGCAACCATCACATCACCGCCCGACAGCGTTCTAAGCCCCCTTACCTCTTGCTGATTCTGAAATAGAACCAAGGATGTAAGTCCTGGCGTAGGGTAAAGTGCCACCACGCCACGGTCACCAGGCTGCTTTAATGGGTCAATTTCAGGGACAAAGTTGATGCATTCCTGTGCATCTTGGTAGATGCTTGGTGCTTCGTAGGAGGGGCCGACAAAGCCAAAATCCATTCTTAAGCTCCAACTTCCACATATGCACGCAATTTTACAATTCTTGAAATATTGTTTGCGTGAAGATTAAACATTTTTCCAATATCAACAAAAGACAATCCAGTTTTATAAATTTCTCTAACTTGATTTGCTTGTTCTTGTGTCAATTTTGCCAATTTATGAGATGCACCTTTAGGCGCATTTGATCGACCTTTTGCCTTTGCATCTTTATTGTTATCGTTATAGTTGCCCAAAACCATGTGATTAGGATTGCAGCAAACTCTGTTGTCGCACTTATGCAAAATAAATTGTTTTTCTTTTTTATCTGTTGGCGCTTTTATTGAAATCGTATCAGGATACGTTAACGCAAAAACAATTCGATGTGCAGAATATATTTTTTGGCTCACAGTCATGCTTCCATAGCCTGTGCTATTTTTGCAGCCCTGCCATTCCCAGCATTCGTCATCGCCAGCTTTGGCGACCAAATCCCAAACATCAGTAAATACTTTGCGTTTAGCCATTATCTGAAGCCCCCATCCATAATGAAGCCTGCATCTTTAGCCCTGCCCACCATAAGACTGTCAGGATAACGTGACACCTGTGGGGGACGCATATTGGTGCGCTTGATTGTGGCTTTGGCTTGGGCAGCATAAGCGTTAATCATGGCAATCTGTGTTGGGCTTGCCTTACCGAACATCGGCATCA